GGGCGACCGTTATTCGGATGAGGTGGAGCAGAAGGGCGCAACCCTGAACATCACCACCGCGAACGAAGGTGGCCACGCTGTTCCCGAGGAACTGGATCGCGCGATCCTTGACCTCATCAAGCAGGTTTCTCCCATGCGTTCGGTTGCCAATGTGGTCGTTGTCGGCTCCAGCGATTACAAGAAGCTGGTGAACGTGCGCGGGACTGCCTCGGGCTGGGTCGGTGAAAGCGCCGCTCGCTCGGCCACCTCCGCGCCGGAACTGCGCCAGATTGCGCCGCCGGTTGGCGAAATCTACGCCAACCTTTCGGCCACTCAGGTGATGCTCGACGATTCGTTCTTCAACGCTGAAGCTTGGATCACTGCCGAACTGGCGCAAGAGTTTGCCACTGCTGAAGGCGCTGCCTTCATCTCGGGCAACGGCACCAACCGCCCGCGCGGCTTCCTGACCGCCACCACGGCAGTCAGCGCCGATGCGGCTCGCACCTTCGGGGAATTGCAGCGCATCATCACTGGCGTTGCTGGCGGCTTCATTGCCACCACCACTTCGTCGAACCCGGCTGACACCTTCATCGACACCGTTTATTCGATGAAGTCGGAAATCCGCAACGGCGCCGTGTGGGGCATGAACTCTACCGTTCAGGCGGCGGTGCGCAAGTTCCGCGACATCGACAGCAACTACATCTGGCAACCGGGTCTTGTCGGCGGTCAGCCCGCCACGATCCTCGGCTTCCCCGTTGTGGAAATGCCGGACATGCCTGCGGTGGCGACGAACACCTTCCCGATTGTGTTCGGTAACTTCCAGCGCGGTTACACCATCGTGGATCGCATCGGCACCCGCATGCTGCGCGATCCCTACACCAACAAGCCCTTCGTGCAGTTCTATGCCACGAAGCGCGTTGGCGGCGATGTGATCGACAGCGAAGCGATCAAGCTGATCGGCACCCGCGTCTAACCGGGGGCAACAGGGCGGGGCGGGCTTCGGCTCGCCCCGTCTCTCTTCCAAGGAGCAACCCGCTTGACTGAAATCCCGCTGAAAATCCTTGTTGCCTGTCATGTGCATGACAGCGTGACCCCTGCGTTCTGCCAATCCTACGGGATGGCGCTAGCCAATCTGGCCGCAATGGGCGTGCCGTTCGGCGCGGCGCTGTTCAAGGATAGCTCGGTGCATCGCGGGCGCAATGAGGCGGCGGCGGCTTTGCTGCAAAACGAGGACTACACGCACCTGCTTTTTGTCGATGCCGATATTGAGTTTGAGGCGAACGACATTCTGGCGCTTTTGAACCTTCATCGCGATGTGGCCGTTGGGCCTTACCGCAAGAAGAACGAGCGTAACGAATACAATTTCGAGTTTGTGCCGCACCCAGAGGAAAGGGTGCAGATTTGCCAGACGACAGGCGCGGTTGAAGTGATGCGCGCAGGCACCGGCTTCATGCTGATCCGCCGCACTGTGTTTGAGCAGATGCGCGATGCTATGCCCGAGATTGGCTATCGCGCGCTTAACAAGGCGGGCGTTTGGACACAGATGCACGCGTTCTTTCAGTTTGAAATCCGCGACACGGAACACGGCCCGCAGGAATACAGCGAGGATTACAATTTCTGCGAACGCTGGCGCGCGCTCGGCGGGACGCTTTGGATGGACGGCAATCTTAAGTTGAACCACTGGGGCGCGCAGGCGTGGAAGGGTGACTTGGCCGAGCTAGTCGCGGTTGCCGACGACGAAACAGTCAAGAGCGCGGCTTAAAGGGGTAAATAATGGGCCAGACGCTTGTAACCGCGCCGCTTGCGTTTCCGGTTTCGCTGCAAGAGGCGAAAGATCACTGTCGCGCGCTTCATGACGATGAGGATGCTCTGATCGAGGGGCTGATTGGCGCGGCCACGCAGCACGTTGAAAAGCAAACGGGGCGCGCAATCGCGCCGCAGACTTGGCAGCTTACGCTTGACGGGTTTGGATCTGAGATCACGTTGCCTCTTTCGCCGCTGCGGTCGGTTGCGTCGGTTGTTTACACCGATACGGCGGGCGCATCGCAAACCGCATCCGCCTCGCTTTATACCGTGGACACGGCCAGCGAGCCGGGGCGGGTGGTGCTAAAAAAAGACGCTGAATGGCCCGAAACGGCTGACGTAGTTGGCGCAGTTCGGATCACTTACGAAGCAGGTTACACGACTGTTCCGGCCCCGATTAAGCACGCAATCCTATTGCTGATCGGTCACTGGTTTGCGCACCGCGAAGCCGTTGGCGATACGGCGACGGTCTTGCCGATGGCGGTTGACGCCTTGCTGGTGAATTATCGCGCCTATGGCTTTCTCGCATGAGCGCGGGCCTGCGTGACCGCCTGATTACGATTGAGCGGGCGACTGTGACGCAAGATGACTACGGGGAAGAAACCGAAGTCTGGGGCAGCATTGGGCGGGCTTGGGCGCGGGTGTTCTATAGCCGTGGAAATGAGCGCCGCGAGGCCGCTGCGGATCGCAGTGAAATGCCCATCACGTTTGCTGTTTTGGCTAACGACCTGACGCGGGCGATCACCGCGAAAGACCGCGTGAGCTATGACAACCTGATCTGGAATATCGAAGGCATTGCCCCGGTTACACGGGGAGACATCGAAATCACCGCAGTTGCGGCACCTTGAGGAGTTCAATTCATGGCTGACCTTATCATTACCGCTGCCAACGTCGTCCCCGGTGCTGGCGCACGCATTACCAACGGCACTGCTGGCGCGACCATCACCGCTGGGCAGGTGGTCTATCTCGACCCCGCCGACAACCGCTTCAAGCTGGCGGATTGCGACAACGCCTCAGCCACTATCCGCTCGGCTTTCGGCATTGCCACGCACGGCGCTGCTACCGGCCAGCCCCTTGCTGTGCAGACTGCGGGCCAGCTGGCGATGGGCACGATCCTTGCCGCTGGTGTGACCTACTACCTCTCGCCTAACGCGGGCCACATTGCGCCGATTGCTGACATCTTGAGCGGCGATAGCACTGTGATCGTCGGCATGGCGGCTTCCACTTCGGTGCTCAATGTCGGCATTGTCGCCTCGGGCGCGGCGCTGGCCTGATGAAAGTTGAGTTCAAGGGCGGCAAGGAATTGGAAGCCGCCCTTGCTCAACTAGGTGATAAGGGCGCGGCTCGCCGGACTGCGGAACGCGCCCTCAAGCTTGCTGCGCAGCCTATTCGTAACGCTTGGGCGGGCGGTGTTGACGTTGAAAAAGGCGACCTGAGACGGTCAATCAAGATCGGCAAGCGCGCACAAACCCGCGCGACCCGCAAGTTCCGCAAGGGCGCGGGGCAGGATATTGTCGAGATATATGTCGGGATTGACCTTAGCGAAGGTGACCCGGCGCGCTTGGCGATTTATTCATACATCGAAGAGTTCGGCTCAAATAGTCAGCCCGCCAATCCCGCAGGCCGCAATGCTTGGGAAGGCCAAAAGATGACGGCCTTTAACCGGCTTGCAGATGACCTTTGGGCCGAAATCAGCAAAACGGCAGAACGTGCAGCTAAGAAACGGGCGAAAGCGGGGCTGTGATGGAAAAGGCACTGCGCGCCCGCATCATGGCGGCGGCACCGGCTGTCGGCACGCGGGTTTATTGGGGCATCCGACCGCAAGGTTCGGCGCTCCCCGCAATTGTGCTTACGACCGTCTCGGATAACCGCGCGCAGCACATGAAGGGCTTTGCCACATACCAGGCCAAGCGCGTGCAAGTGGATTGCTACGCCACGACCTACGAGCAAGCAGTAGATCTGCGCGAGGCTGTGATCGCAGGCGTAGTGTCGGAAGCCGAGCAAGGCGTAACGCGGTTTCTGCGCAGCTTCGTCAACAACACCATGAGCCGGGGCGAAGACACCACCAACGGCTATGTCCACCGCCAGATGCTCGATCTGACCATCTGGCACAACTAACCGGCCTCCCGGCCTTTTCATAGGAAACCCCCCACATGAGTGATGCACTGATCGGCTGGGATGCCGAGTTCTGGCTGGACAACGCATCCGGCATTCTGACCCAGATCGCGGAAGTGACCGCGATTACCCCGCCCAACCCGCAGACCGCCGATGTCGAAGTGACAAACTTCAAGTCTGCCGGTCGCCGCCGCGAATACATCGCTGGCCTGATTGAGGACGGCGAAGGCACGTTCGAGATGAACCTCGTGCCCGGTTCGGCCAGCGATGTGCTGATCCGCGCCGCGCTTAACGATGGCCTTAGCCGCTCCTATCGCATCGTTCTGCCGACTGCCGGTAACGGCTGGCAGATCGACGGCGACTGTATCGTCAAGGGTTACGAGCGCAGCATTCCGATCGATGACCGCATGACCGCGACTGTGACCGTGCGCTTCACTGGCGCAAGCACTGAAGCTGCCGCCTAATGGCCATCGCGCCGATTGACAGCAAGGTCAGCGTCGAGGTGGGGGGTGAAACCATCACCCTCCGCCTCAACTTCCGCGCCCTTGCCCTTGCCAAGAAGGCCGGTGTGAACCTGCTTGCTGGCGGGGAAATGGATCCACTCGACATTGCCGTGGCGGTGCGATGCCTTGCCGCTGATGCTCACCCGAACATGACCGATGAGGAGGCGTTCGCGCTTGT